AGTCACACCACTCCGCATGTCCGGCGCCTGCCAGGCGCTGCAGCCCGTCGCCGGTGCCGCCGGTGTTCAGGTGGTGGTTGATCATCGCGGTACGCCCCACCCCGACCGCCTGACGCCAGTTGGAGAGCACTTGTCCGATATCGGTCAGCAGCGCCGACGAGGCCACCGCTGAGCCCGGCGCGTAGGCGTACCATGGATCGAGCCACACGATCGCCGGGTCGAACTCGTCGATCGCGGCGGCGATCGAGTCGATCATCAGTTTCGACGTCAGTGGTGCCGTCATCGTCGTGTACCGCAGCCACGGCCGCAGATCGTTGACGTCGGCGCCGTAGGCAGAGACGATCCGCTCCGCACGTCGCAGCATCCCGACTTCGCCGCCCTCGCCCGACAACACCAGCACCCGTTGTCGCTCGGGGACGTCGAAGTGCCCCAACACCGGCACCCCGAGCGCGATCGCGGTCACCGTCGACAACGCCAGGTACGACTTCATCGACTTCTCGGGGCCCCCGAGTTCGCCGTGCGTGCCGCTCATCAGCAGCCCTTTGGCGTGCCATTCGATCGGTGGCAGCACGAACGGATCGGGCAGTTCACGGAACTGAATCAGCGTGTTATGGTCGCCCGAAAGCACCGGCGGTTCGTCGCTGTCGGTGGCTTCGGTCGGGGCAGGCGTGGTGATGCCCGCATTCGCCCACGCCTTCCCGACCGCCCACGTCACCACCCCGTTGAACTCGCGCCCCCAGCGCTCCTGCGGCACGACCTGCTTCCACCAGTCCTTGCACAGCTTGAACGCAGGCTCGGCGGCGTAGTACCCGGCCAGCGCATCCTCGGCGGCGCACGTCGTCAGCCAGATCAGGAAGTCGTGGCGCCCCTTGGCGGTGCCGTCCCGGCTGCGGTCGTATTTCTTGATCGCCTCGGTCAGTGACACCAGCTTGTTCGGCCGTGAGGCGGTGGTGTGATCCTTGATGAACTGGCGGACCTCAGCCTGCGTCGCCACGTCGGTCTTGCCGCCGTACTCGGTCAGCCATTCGGGAAATGGGAACGGGTGAGCGTGGTCGAGTTGCGCTAAATCGAAGCCCGGACGATCCGGCCCGGCAATCACTACATAGCCGCCCTTGCCACGAACCTCACCCCAACCCTGTTCGGGGAACCTCGACAGACCGTTGCCGCAGTCGAATCCCGGCATCTTGAAGATCAGGTGCTGGCCGCGTTTGGTGACGTTGATCATCGCCTGCGGCATCAGCCCGCCCATGAACTCCGGCCACTTCGCTTCGTCGACGTCGATGTCGACCGCCAGATAACCGTCCAGCCCGAGCGCCCAGGCGACGCTGACGTTGTCTTCGCCCCATTCCAGAATCGCCCGCTCGAAATCCTCGTAGACGTGGTTTGTTTGCGTCGATGCCAACTCGACCCAGCCGTAGCCCGGCATCGGGCGCTTATCGGTCGCATGGACAGGAAAGACGCGCAGTCCGTAGCGGCTGTACCGCAACGCCCGATCGACTATCGAATCACCGTTGCTATTGTCATCCATGCGTTGATGCCTTTCTTGCGGAAGGAATGTGACGTGATCTGCGTTGGTAGCGCAGGCCTTTCATCAATGGGTTGATGGGTCGAGAGCCCGCCGGGACAACCTGGTGGGCTCTCGACGTTCTCGCCCCGAGAGGAACGCGATCCTACGCCGCCTACTGATTGAGGATCAGCAGCAGCACGACCAGCACGACGAGGATGGTGAAGACGATTCCCACCCACCGATCATCGTCGCAATCGAGGCTCACTGGTACGCCCCCAACGCCACCATCAGGATGATTCCCAGCGCGATCAGCCACAGGATCGCCACCACGATCCAGATCGTGTTGTCGTGGTTGAGGTCACGGGTCACGACGCCAACGGCATCCCGCAGTTGGCGCACTCCAAGCAGCCCCACATCGGAATCCGCCGCGGCGCTGGCACGTCGCAGCGACACGGCCCCATGTACGGCTCCGATGGCGTTGGCAGAGGTTGACGCCGGGGTTGCTCGGAGGCCCCTTTCGCTCGAACCCGGCGTCGTGGCTTTGGTTCGCGAGCGCCGTCGTAGCGCTTGCGATGCGGCTGGCAGCGTGAGCAGCGACAGCCGTAGGCGTAGGCGGTCATCGGCTTGCGATCCGGGAACCAGCATTCATCCAGTCCGAGCGTCATAACGGCATCAGGTCCCAATCAATGAAGGGCGCAGGACGGGGGTGGCGGCGGACCACCCCCATCCCACTACGCCTGGCCGCAACGGCGAGAACCCCGACCACGAGGGTCAAGCTGGCAATGCCAGTCGCCATCACAACCTTCCCCATCAGGTCGTGCCCTCGAACAGCGAGGGCTGTTGCCAGGCGAACCCGGCCCGCTCGAACCCGTCCACGCACGCTCGACAGGCGAAGCGCTGCTCGGCCTTGCGACCGCGCAGCCCCTGCGTCGACGGAAAGAGGCGCCTCCATCCCGTGACAAGCTGGAAGAAGGCCTCTTTGGTTGGATCGCCGCTACTACCACATCCTTCGCACGTCACTTTCTGCATGACACGCCCCATCTGTTTGGCGGCTGTCGCCGCGATGTGTTGACCTTCGGCGTCACCGGTTCGAGATGATCCGGGTTGACGCAATGGCGAACTCGACAGAGATGATCGAGTTCCAGACCGGGCTCGATCGGCCCGACGAGAGTTTCCCATGCCACGCGGTGGACGCAGACCTGGGGGGCACCGGCACCACCGCGACCGATGGTGCCGTATCCCCACTGGTTGGTGTACCCCTGCCAGAGCCAGCAGGGGCCAGTCGCGTCCACCTTCGCCCACAAGCGATCAGCCAGTGGCGTGGGTGGCCTCCCCGTCACTGATCGCCGAACAGGTCGTCAGCCGAGACCGACGACACCGGCGGCTTGTACTGAGCGCGAAACAACTTCGCTCCTTGGTAGCCACGCGTCGTCGGCTTGGCGATCCCGGTGAACTCGATCGCCAGCATCGCCCCCTCGTCGATCGACGACGAGCCCGCCGCCTTGACCGCTTCCGCGATCGCCACTTCCATCGACGTGCCGTGCCCCTGGGCGGGCTCGAAGTTCTTGCCGCCCTTGGCGTACAGGGCGCGCACGCCGTCGTCTTCGTCGTCGTCGTGCAACTCGGTCTCCAACTCGATGTAGGTCAACAGCCGCGGGCGACCGTCATCCCACATCAAGTCCTTGCCGGTACCGAACTCACGTTGCGGGCGGCGATCAACGGTACGAATCGTCCCCTTGATCTTCTCGCCGATCGTTTCCGGGGACCACGACTTGCCGCCGCCCCCAATCTCATTCAATCCAACAGGCATTACGTTCTCCGTTTCCGGGTTGATGGGCCCGAGCCGAGGATCGACTTGGGCATGGGCACGAAGCTGAGTTCGAAATCAGCCTCGACTTTGGCGAGCAGCGAATGGACTTCCATCACCTGCTCCATCGTCTTGATCCCTTGCTTCGGGGTCGGCAGTCCGACCGGCCACAGCAGCATCAGACGTTTGGTGGCAGCCTCGTGCTGGGAAACTTGCAGGAGGCGTTGCTTCGCCCACGCGACATGGGCGTCTAACTCCAATGTGGAATCGGCTTCGAGCCCGCCATCATCGTCCGCCCCGGAGATGGCGGGCTCAGTCGGTTCTGCGGGCCCCCAGACTTCGATGACGCCGTCAGCGACAGGGTTGAGCCCGTCGCCGTTCGCGGCGGGTGCGATGGGCTCGGCGACGGGCTCGTCTTCGACAGTATCGCTCAGCCCGATCGTCGTCGGCTCAGGACCGAGCGGTGCCGCCAGCGCGAACTCGAACTCACCGGCCCGCCAGTTGCGCCGCCACAACTTGACCTGCTCGACGATGTAGCAGCCGTAGCGTCCGACTTCGAGGTCGACCCACAGGAACTCGCAGCGCCCCGGCTCGTTGGCGGGCATATGCACCACCAGCCCCCAGCGCTGATTGATGTCAGGGGTCTCGATGAAGTCGTCGGTGACGACGTCGTAGAAGCGCCCCGCCGCGTACAGCGCCATCTGCACCGCGTAAGCGGGCATCGAGTACTCGAACTTGCCGCCGGTCTTCAAGTCGGCCAGCACGTACTCGCCGGGCATGATCGGAATCCCATCCGGCGGCGTCAACGGGATCATCAACTCGTACAGACGATCAGCGGTCCCGGCGCAGCGGTAGGCGACGTTGACGGTGTGGAACTCGAACGCGATCGTGCGCAGCCCGAGCAGCTTCATCTCCGCCTCGTAGGCCATCAGCGACGACAGGTACGGCTCCGGTGGTGAGAACGTTGGCTCGTTCTCCCATCGCACCGACATCGCGTGCAGCGCGGTGCCGATATCGGCAGCCTCGGCGCCACGTCCGGCGCTGATCGAATCCTGGCGCAGCTTCTCTTTCTCTTTGCGCTGATCCTTCGCTTCGGGATCGAGCGCGCACCACCGCGCCTGCAACGCCCGATCGCCAGCGACACCGACGCACGCCCGGTCGATCTTCCAGTTCACCAGCGCGCTCTTGTCGTCCAGCGGATCGGCGAACGACGACGGGCGCGAGTAGCGCTCGTTCTTGCCGTCGATCACGACCTGCGGTGCGCCGTTCGCGCGCCGGTAGTCGTTGCGTGTCGTTGGTTCCAGTTCTTCGAGGTCGAGACTCATGTTGGCCAGAGCACCTTCATTGCGTAGCGGTTGATGTATTCGATGGTCGGCGGATGCTCGGCCGACAACTCGTAGAGGTCGAGCGCCACGCGTGCCAGGTCACGCTCGATCGCGGTGGTGGCGTTCTCCATGAAGTAGCGCAGCGTTGCCACGAACTCATCATGCGCGAGGGCTGTGGCAGTCATCGCGTGATCCGATCAAAGACGAGCACGAACTCATCGCCGTGGCGTTCCCAGCGATAGACCTCGCAGGGCATCGGTGGCGGCGGGGGGATGTCGTCATCCGGTTCGTTGCCTGCCCAACGCCAAGCGCGAGCGATGCCATATTGCGCGAACCAGGCGGCGTAGTCGGCGTTGTATTGGTCGTCGATGATGGGTTGTATTGCCTCCGCGCCCATCACGTCTTGTTCTGTGCCGTCGAGCCATCCTCCGATGAAACGGGCGATCATCCCATCCGCCTCCCATGCTCGGCGATCAACAGCGCCTCGGCACGATTGTGGTCGGCGACACGTTGCAGCGTCGGAGCCAGCGCCGGGAACAACTCGCGCGCCCGCATCGCTGATGCTGGCTTGCGCTGCTTGGCGGGCACCGTTGCCAGCCCCACCGAGCGTTGCCACTCCTGCGGTTTGCAGCGGATCAACGGGTAGCCGCCGAGGCTGATCACGGCGATGCACAAACCCATCGACAATCCCATCGAGAAGTTTGCGATACTGCCATTCCCGCCGTTGGCCCGGTTGTCCTCGATCACGACCCGCTCAGGTGCCCAGGCACCGAGTAGTTGCGACAGGGCAACCGGGTCGACTTGCTTGGTGGTCCCGACTGAGACGGTCGGCAGGTCAGCGACGATCCGTTCGCTGTCGTCGATCAGTGCGATCGCTCCGCTGACGCCGGGGTCGATACCGGCGACCCTCATTGCTCGGGCGGATAGGCGCGGACGAGACCGTTGACGAGCAGACGGTTGATCGAGATGTTGCGCTCATGCGCTTCGCGCACCAACTGCTCTCGGTAGAAGGCAGGGACCCGTAGGTTCATCTGCACAGTGACCTCATCGGGATTGGGTCGCCGGGGGGATTCATCGACTACAAGCTTCATAGGTACCACGCTACCATACTGGTACCAAGTATGCAAGCATGGTAACTAACCTATATCCCCTATATAACGATGTTCCACTCATCGGGTGAGTGGGTCGGCTACGGTGGGGTTGCTCGCCGGGGCAGGCCACCAACCAGCGAAAGGACCCGCTCATGTCGACACCCGCGTTCCAGTACGTTCAGGAACTCCGCGACAACCTCACCCAACTGCTGACCGAATACGTCGAGTTGGAGGAAGGTGGCGGCGGCGGCACGACCCCGCCCCCGAGCGGCCAGAATGCCAGCGGCATTCCGCTCCCGACCGGTGACATGACCGGGTGGAAGCTGGTGTGGAGCGACGATTTCGACAAGGACATGGCGCTCGGCAGCTTCCCTGGTCCCTACGCCGACAAGCTGCTGGCCTACCCGAACAACTACTACGACACGTCCGGCAACGGGCAGTACAACCCGCAGACCGTGCTCAGCGCCAAAGACAGCATCTTGCGCAAGCACATCCACACCAAGAACGGCCAGCCCCAGGTGGCGGCGCCCGTGCCGAAGATTCCCAACGGCACCCCGATCAAGTGGCCCGGCCAGAAGTTCGGTCGCTACGAGGTCTGCGTGCGCTTCCCCGATCGACTCCCCGGCTACAAGGTGGCGTGGCTGCTGTGGCCCGACTACGGCACCAACACCCAGCACAAGAAGAACGGCACCGGCGACATGGTGTCGCAGGGCATCGGCGAAATCGACTTCCCCGAGGTCGACCTGGACCAGTCCGATCACGTCGGTGGGTTCATGCACAAGCTGAACGCCACGGTCGGCAACGACCAATGGTCACTCGGCAACAAGACCTGCGACATGACGCAATGGCACCGCTACGCGATCGAGTGGAGCAACAACCTGTGCATCTTCCTGCTCGACGGCAAGGAACTCGGACGCACTACCGACCGCGTCCCCAACGACCACGCCGATGGCTGCTCCGGTTCGATGCACTGGGTGCTGCAGACCGAGACCACGCTTGACGGCGTCGTGCCCGACGCCAGCGTTGAAGGCGACATCGAAATCGACTGGATCGCTATTTGGGCAAAGGCGTAATAGGACGCTGGTTCCCGCTGCGCTGGTTCGCCGGTCAGGAGCGAATCCTGCCGCCCGACGAACTGGCGCGGCTGACCAACCGTTGGAACGCCGAAGGCGTACAGATCGCTGGCGATCAAGTCGAAGGTGTCAGCGTTACAGCAGCAGCCAGGCGAACGCCGCGCAGGCGACAGCGAACGACAGCAGCACCGGTGCCCACGGTAAGGCGTCGACGCGGCGGCTGGCGTAGGCCAGACCCGCGAACACCGCCAAGATGACCGCGATCAGGAAGAACACGTCGGCGCCATCGACGTGACCGTGCGCGATATCAGCAAGCATGGTGGTCTCCCATCGTTCGGTGCGCGCAGTCTGTCACAATGTCACCCATGTCGGATGCCGATGACTTCCGGCGGCAGGTGTTCATCGAATGGCTCTGCACGCCCAAGCGCGATCGTGAGCCGCAATCCGAGAAGGAGTTTGCCGAGCAACACGGTGTCGCCGCCACCGTGCTCACGCGCTGGAAGAAAGATCGCACCTTCCTGCTCGCCTGGGAACAGCACTATCTCTCCACGGTCGGCTCGCCGGAGCGTAAACAGAACCTGCTCGACACGCTGTACCGCACCGGCACCGATGCCGACGATCCCCGCCACGTTGCCGCCGCCTCGAAGTACATCGAAATCGTCGACGGCTTGAAGCCGCAACGCATCGACGTTCATCTCCACCGTCCCGCCAAAGACCTCAGCGACGAAGAACTCGATCAGATCGCAGCCGAACATGCCGCTCGTGAGCGTGCCGCACGGGAGCGCGAGCTAGAGGCGTCGTGACGACACCCCAGGGGCGCGCAGGGTACGAGGCTCGTACCCGAGACCCGGAGCGGCGCGCGTTCTTCGACATCCACAAGCGCATCGCCGCCATCGAAGAAGGTGGCGGTGGCGGGGGTGGCGGCAGCAATTTCATCGGAGCTATCCCGACCCCCGGACCGCCCACCGATGTGCAGGTGCCGCCACCCCACGCCGATGGCGACTACGTCATCGACTCCGGCGGCAACGGCTGGATGTGGAACGGCACCGCCTGGGTCAACGTCGGTTCGATCAAAGGACCGCAGGGTCCGCAGGGACCACAAGGCATCCAGGGCGCGACCGGCGCTACTGGCGCGCAAGGTCCGATCGGTCCGACCGGCGCGCAAGGACCACAAGGCGTCAAGGGCGATACCGGCCTAACCGGACCAACCGGCCCGCAAGGCGTCAAGGGCGACACTGGCGCCACTGGCGCCGACTCGACCGTGCCGGGCCCAGTCGGACCCACGGGACCACAAGGCGTCAAGGGCGATACCGGTGCGACTGGTGCGCAAGGTCCGCAAGGTCTGAAAGGCGATCCCGGCGCGACCGGTGCCACGGGTGCTCAGGGCCCGATCGGTCTCACCGGCCCGACCGGTCCGCAAGGCGTCAAGGGCGACACGGGTGCGACCGGCGCTCAGGGTCCAGTTGGTGACACCGGCGCCCAAGGTCCGCAGGGATTGAAGGGCGATACCGGTGCCACCGGGGCGCAAGGTATCCAGGGTCCGCAAGGCGTGCAAGGCATCAAGGGCGACACCGGCTCGCAGGGTCCGGCGGGCGCCACCGGCGCGCAGGGTCCGATCGGGCCCGATGAAGTGATGGTGCAGCCGGACGACCCGTATCCGCTCAACCCGCTCGTCGATACGTGGTACGACACTGACGCTGTTGCCCCGGCGATGCCCGCTTCGGCGATTAGCTTCACGCCGCCTGGCGCGCCGATCACAGCGACCAACCTGCAGGCAGCGATCAATCAGCTACCACGCGGTCTCGTTGCCGTGGCGAACAATGGGTCACAAGTGTCGTGTCCTGTCAACACGGTCACGTTCCTGACACCCGCGATGGCGGTCACGTTGTTGGCGGGTCGCCGGTATCGCTTGGGGTGGTCGTTCCGTGCCTGCGGTCGGCAGGACGGTGGTGAAACGTCGGCAACCGCGTCACTCACGCTGTATGACGGAGCCGCCCAACTGCCGGTCGGAACGTGGCTGGATTCTTGGACTGATTTCCGGCGCAACTGGTCAACGCATTCCGGGTTCACCTATGTCGTTGGTGATGGCGTGGCGCGGTCACTACGAATCGCGATTGGTTCCGCCACCGCGCCTGCCGGGGCGTTGTACGTGTTCCCGACGTGGTTCGGTGTCGAAGATGTAGGAGCGGTCTGATGGGTGTCCTGAAAGTTCGCAGCGGTGGCACATGGGTCGACGTTGGTGTCGGTGGTGGACCGCTACCGCCCGGTGGCGTGCTCGGCGACATTCTCGTCAAGCAGTCAGCGACGTTGAGCGACGCGATTTGGGATACCACGCTGCCGAAGCTGTGGTTGACCGATCCGACGATCATCAGCGCCTCGTCGCTGATCCACGCGCTGACGATCGGCCAGGCCAATCGGCTGATGCTCGCACCCCAAGCCATCCAGGCTC